TGAGTCCCCCACCATGACGGCTAACTCTTCTGGGCGATTGCTTGCGCACCGCCGCCACTCACGAGCGGAGCCTCAATCTGCGTTGAGTCTCCGTCCTTCGGATGAGTGTCAGCTATCGCAGCGAGGATTGCGCGACCGATTTGTTCAACAATTTGTGGGACTACGGCGTTTCCGAGGGCCGTAAGTTCGTCCACTGATCCGGTAGGCCCATCATGCCCTCCACACACGAACGGCAAGGCACCCCTTTGAAAAGCATCGACAAGGTAATTTGCTTCCCGATACGCATTCGGCGTTGAACGGAGACTGTGGACACGTCGCCCCGACTGCGGTTGTCCGACGCCAGTGGCGTTCGCAACAATCCAGACTCGGTCGCGTCTGTGAGGGGCACCAACGGCGCTAGCTGGTATGCAATGCCATTCAGCATCATACCCGAGCGAGGCCAACGCTCCGAGAATGTCGCCCATCCATCGATCAAGCAGCTCTGGGCTGTTCTCCACGATGATGAACTTGGGTCGTAGCTCGCGAACGAGGCGGAGGTATTCAAACCACAATCCGCTGCGTGCGCCGGCGAGCCCGAGCTTGGAGCCGCTGGTTGAAAGGTCCTGGCAGGGGAAGCCGCCGCAGATAACGTCAATGGCAATTCCGTCTGCGTGCAGTCGATCGGCGGTAAGAGCTTGAACATCTTCATAGCAGGGAACATCCGGCCAATGCTTCGCCAACACGCGGCGACAAAACTCGTTGATCTCGCAGAACGCGACGGTCTCGAACCCGCCAGTGCGCTCCAGGCCAAGGTCGAATCCGCCGATGCCGGCGAACAACGACAGCACCTTGAGCTTGCGGCCCCGATCGTCACCCGAATGGGCGGAGACCGGAACGGGCTCCGGTGAGCGAAGCGAACTAGAGCGGGAAAAGCCGCCCATCAGAACAGACGCTCCACCGCCATCTTCATCAAATAAGGCGATTGCAGAAGGACAGAGACATACAGAGCCCCAAGCGCGAAGAAGAACAGATCGCGAGGAACACGGCAGACCTGGTGGAAATACCAGCGACCGAAGGATGCGATGATGCGGATCATGCCGCCCTCTCTTCCGGTTCAGGCGCGGGCAGGCGGAGCTCACGCTGCTTGGCGCGGAATGCCTTCTCTGACTCGTCCAGATGGAAGATCAGCCTGTCCTCCATCTCCGGCCATTTAGCGGTGAGCTTGAGCCAGCAGGACATCGGCATTTCCCGGCCACCGCAGATGTATTCGTGGACGGACGAAGCCTCGCGCTCGATCTGCTTGCCGATTTTGGCGTAGGACAGTTCGGGATGGGCCGCGTTGAAGTTGCACAGCGCAGCCGCCATTGCGGCCTGGATCGCCTCGCAATCATATTTCAGGAAAAGTAACGCGCTCATAAGCTAGTTACGCTCCCGTCATGTGCGATATGACGTGCGAAGCAGCGACGGTCCGCGCCATTGCTCGGTCCTCCCCCACCGCTCCCGCGGGCCGTCGTCTGCATCTCATCGGGAATGCGGGGAACGTCCCCGTAAACCTCGCAATCGACAGCATTGGGAAGACGCAGCAGGAAGGTGAACCCGCCAGCAATCGCGGCTGCGTAAATCGTGACGGCGATGATTTCCCCCGCGTTCACGGCTACAGGTCCGTGCGGGTGAGTGGACGAGGCGCAGGGGCATGTGTCGCCCCGTCCACCATTGGCGCAGAAAGGGAGCTTGATGTCCTGCGCATTAAGCTGCTTTCCGCCGTTCGGATGGCAGCGGAAAATCGTCTGTCGAAAGAGCAATGCCAGCGCTTAGCGCGGCTTCGAGAATATCATCCTGACGCCACTTCGGGATGCTGTTCGATCCACGCCATGAATCGACCGTGCTAGTGTTGAGGTCCAACCGGCGCGCGAGGGCAGAAGTGCCGCCGAACTTGTTGATGATGTCTTCGGCTGTCATGCCCGAAGTGGATACCGAATATCGGAAGGGTATGCAAGCGATAGTTACGGAATGCGTTATTTCGCGGATTTACGGCCTAAGGCAAGGATTCGGCGTGCTTACAACCGTCGAACTTCTCGCCCGCCTCGAAGATAAAGGCGTCAAGAACGCGGACATCGCCCGCGCCCTGAACGTCACCCCGTCGCGCATCACCGAAATGAAAAAGGGCGAGCGCGCAATCAAGCTCGACGAAGCGGCTAAGCTCGTCTCTCAATTCGATTTGGAATCACCACCATCCCAGCGGGTGTCTCCCCTGCCGGCCCCAGTGTCGCGACTGATCGTCCGATACATTGCGGAGGAACTGGAGTGTCGAGTAACAGAGGATCGGCTCCAAGACATTTCTGAAGACGTTCGAGCATTCGCCGAATTCGTATCCGATCCGACAGCTCGGGGATCGATAGAGATGGCAGAGATGTTTTTCCAGGCGATGCGCCTTCGCCGTTCAAAAGTTGCGTGAGCAGATCGAGGACGAATCGCTCCTCGTATTTGTTCTTCCTTTGTTCCAACGCCACAACCCCCACTAAGCGCAATCTTGGGGCTGTGCAAGATCACGATATCTCCCGAGCAGCTTCGGTTTTCCGTGACACTAGGTTTCGCAAACCTTAACGACCTCTAGTTTGAAATTCGTTACATTGCCGCTTGACGTCTTCCGATTTTCGGAATAAACAAGAGGCATGGAAGCACAATTCACCCCTGCTCCGTGGTCGGCTTTTCACAAGGGCCGGTTCATCGAAGTGGTTGCCGGCGAGGGCCATACGCGACCCGTCGTCAAGTGGGTTGGATTTACCAAGTCGGATCGCCCGCTCGCCGAACAGGTCGCCAATGCGTTCCTGATCGCCGCCGCGCCTGAACTCTTCGCTTTCACCGCAATGGTCGCCGACCGCGACGATGACAACGCCGCCCGCGCGCTGATCGCGAAGGCGACGAAGGAGGACGCATGACCGCCCTCTATCTCCTGATCCTTATTCTGCTGATCGCGGGAGTGTGTCTGATGAGGGGGTTCGCATGAGCCGCAATGTAAAGCCAAGCATCCCCAAACAGGACTTAAGGCATAGCGAAGCATACAACCTAGTGGAGCGGCTGCGCGAGGTCGAGGACCATGCTGATGTTGGCTGCGCTGAAGCCGCCGACACAATCGAAGAGCTTGTGGAGATGCTGGACCTCTCCACCGATATTTGCGCCAGATACGCTGACTACGTTCGCGACATGTGTCGTGCGGACGACCTCGAACTGCATCCGTATCTGCCGTCAATCGATGGGCAAGTCGCTGATAATCGCGCCCTCCTCGCCAAGGTCGGCGGTGAGATCGACTGTCCCGCATGCGGAGGTAGCGGCTTCAGTGGTCATGGCACTGGTTACGGCGATGTCTGTGGCCAGTGCGGTGGAACGAAGCACCTCGCCAAGCTCAACGGTGCCTCATGAGCAAAGCAGTTTGCCCCCGATGCGGTGAAACCATCCCGCTCACCGCCGAGCAAATCATGGTCTCCGGCACGAAGGGCTGGTGGCATTCGGAATGTCATGAAGCCTCAATGGCTGAAATCAGGCGGGCGCTCGCCCTTAGGGCGGTTGCTCATATGCACGGATACCGCGCGGAGAAGTCCTCATGAGCCTCCTCCACCCCCAAGGTGCAGAGGAGCGCATGGCAATCGTGCCGCTCATCGGATGCCTGGTGCCGCTGCTGGTGATTGGCGCTTTCCTCATCTGGAGGTTCGTATGATCGCTAACGACAACACCATCCCCGACGACGAAGGCATGTCCCTCTATTTCGAGGAATGGCGCGCAACGCTGTTCCTGTGGCTTGCCTACACCTGCGTAGGGTTTGCGATTGTGCTGTTGTGCTTCTTTGCGGTGGCGGGGGTGAGGCCGTGAGCGCGGCGTCGTTCACGCCGGGGCCTTGGGAAGCTCAGCGCGTTCCCGAATACCACGTCGCTGGGGATACAATCACGTTTGACCCATCAGCGCCGCCGAGTGCTTGGGCAATTCGTCATGTGTTCAAGCGGGAGAACGGCGGGCGCGTCACCCAGTATATCGGACAGGCTTTCATCATGCCTGATCGTGATGCCGAAGCCAACGCCCGCCTGATCGCTGCGGCTCCTGAGCTTTACGGACTAGCCGAACGGGCGATGCGCTGGTTCGCCGACAACGGATGCGCTGGCGAACTCGCATGGGAGATCGGCGAAACGCTCGCCAAAGCGCGCGGAGAAGCGGCATGAGCATGGACATCCTCGAATGCTCCCGCTGCCTCAAGGTTCTCCACAACTACTCCGGAGAGCACCTGTGCAAGACGTGCGCACAGCTGACGGAACGCAGCACCTACGATCCCTGGTGGGGAGACTTTCCGAACCATCCCGATGCGCGGCTTACCGAGCAGGTCGAGCGGGAGCTGCGGCGGACACTCGACCTTCAGAAGCGGAGGGCGGCGTGAGGCGCGTCATAATCGAAAGTCCATACGCGGGCGACATTGAAGCCAACGTGGAATACGCCCGCGCGGCGATGCGTGACAGCCTCAACCGAGGCGAAGCGCCGATTGCATCACATCTGCTCTACACGCAGCCGGGCATCCTCCGCGATGAGGTTCCCGAGGAACGCGAGTGGGGCATTCAGGCGGGCTTCGCGTGGCGGCACGCCGCAGACCTCGCGGTGTTCTACGTTGACCGCAACTGGTCAGGCGGGATGCTCGCTGCTCGCCGCCTGTATCTGGACGAAGGCTTTCCGTTCGAGGTGCGGACGCTTGCTGGCGAAGTGCTGGAAAGCGTGTCCGGCGCGGAGAGCGCGCAATGATGATCCGCTACGCATTCTGGCGCTGGCTCGCTCCGAAGCTGCCGACGCGCAAGCTCCGCGTGTGGGCATGGGATCGCAAGTGGCGGCTCTGGCACGCGCTCTACGGGCCGCACCAAAGCCTGTGGCGCGAACCGCTTGGCACATCGATCAACTTCACGACGAGGGCAGCATAATGTGTGACCCAACCAAGTCCGCATTCGGGATGGTCGCCCTGATCGACCTCGAACTGGAGCGCGCATTCGCGATGAATCGGGCGTGGGATGAAGCCGCTGATGCACTGAAGCGCGCCATCAACACCGGATCGGATGAAGGTCTGGACGAGTGCGACCGTGCGCTCGCGAGGTTCTGGGAATTGGAAGCAACCACAAGGGAGCCCGAGGGCGAGCTTAACAAGCGCTCGGGCAGCATTTCACGATGAACGCGGAGACGAAGGTGAAAGCTGCACACGCGAACCTAAACGCAGCGCTGATCGCGGCCCAGGCGGAGATGCTTCCGCCACGGAAGGATCGCGAGGTCTCCGTCCGCATGAAAAGCGGCGGCACCTACAAGTTCAGCTACGCCACGCTGGCAGGCATGGTGGACGCAGATCGGCCCGTTCTTGCCAAGCACGGTCTGGGCTTCGTTCAATTCGTGGAAGGTGGCGCGATGGTGACGCGCATCCTGCACGAAAGCGGCGAGCATCTGGATTGCCCCCTTCCGATGCTCGCCCTTCCCAACGCGCCGCAGGAAGCTGGTTCGATCATCACCTACTTCAAGCGATATTCCTACGCTGCGGCGTTTGGCCGTGTAGCCGAGGAAGAGGACGACGCCAATATTGCAGCGGGTAACGATTATGTTCCCGCCAACCGTAACGCCGGCAGCGGCAAGGTAAGCGAGGAGCAGTTCAGGGAGCTGCAAGCCGCGGTCGATCGCACCGGCTCTGACCTTGCCCGCTTCTGCAAATACTTCGGCGTGCCGAGCCTGAAGGACGTTCCCGCCGAGCGCTACCAGGAAGCGTTGAACGCGCTCGAAGCGAAAGCCAAGCGGAAGGAGCCGGTCAATGCATGAGCAGGGCACCGACGCATGGCTTCAGGAACGCTGCGGCAAGGTCACGGCCTCGCGCATCGCGGACTTGATGGCAAAGACGAAAACGGGCTGGAGCGCATCGCGCGCAAACTATGCCTCGCAGCTCATCTGCGAGCGGCTGACCGGATGCGTGCAGCCGTCCTTCACGAACGCCGCGATGATCCACGGCACGGAAACCGAGCCGGAAGCGCGCAGGGCTTATGAGTTCTTCGTTGACCGCGACGTTCAGCAGGTCGGCTTCATCCCACATCCAACAATCAACATGGCCGGCGCATCGCCGGATGGCCTAGTCGGCGACGACGGCCTGCTGGAGCTGAAATGCCCCAACACGGCAACACACATCGAGACGCTGCTGATCGGGCAAATCCCCGACAAATACATGAAGCAGATGCAGTTCCAGATGGCCTGCACAGACCGGCAGTGGTGCGACTTCGCCAGTTACGACAACCGGCTTCCCGAGCGGATGCGGCTGTTCGTCAAGCGGGTGAACCGCGACGCGGAGGCCATCGCGGAGATCGAGGCCGAGGTCGCCAAGTTCCTGCGTGAGATCGAGGAAACCGTGGAGCAGCTTCGCGCCCGCTACGAAACACAACTGGAGGCAGCATGAGCAAGAGATTTGACATTTGCACCCCGCGCAATGGCAGCAACGGCAAGACCTATTGGACGCGCATCGGAACGGCTTTTCAGGGAGAAAAAGGCATCCAGATCATCTTCGACGCCTTGCCGATCGCCGACAGCGAGGGGCGGGTCGTCGCCAACCTTTTCGAGCCGCGCGAGAACAACAACGGGCAGCGCCAGCAGAGCCGTGCGCCGGCTTACGTTGACGATGGAACCGACGCGCCTTTCTGATGCTCCGCAAGACGCCTCTTCGCGCCAAGCGCCATCACAAGTCGGCGGAAGTGAAGCGCTTCCACGATTGGGTTGCCGAGCAGGGCTGCCTGGTAAGCGGAGAGGCCGCAACCATCCATCACGTCACCGGATATGCCGACAAGCCTGGACGCTTCAGCCGAAGCGACTGGCTGGTGGTGCCGCTGGCCCCGAGGTTCCACCAGAAGGTGTTCGACCCGTTCGACCGCGATCCGGTGAGCGTCGAGGGACTGAGCCATCAGGGCTTCTACTTGAAGCACGGCATCGATCTCTACGCCGAAGCAATGAGGCTTGCCGAGGCATGGCTACGGAGGGCCGCATGAACGCGATAATGCCGCTCGAAGAAAAATACGAACGCGCGCTGCAATCGCTCGGCGAAAAGCTGACGGAGGCGGCCCAGGCCCGCGGCGACGCGGAACGTCTTGAAGCGCGCCTGAAGCAGCGGAAAGCAATTCTGACACTGAAGCACCGCAAGGAAGCCGGATCGGCCGCGATGGCGGAAACGATGGCCCTTGCCGACCGCGAATACGAGCTGGCGCTGGCCGAATATGAAACCGCGCGGATCAAGTATCTGCTGGCGGATTCG